ACCAGCACCGCCCGAACCGCCGTTACCTTCTATTTTTGATACTATTCTAGTTATGACATTGAATTCACCAGAGCTATCAACAATGTGTTCGTATTCTGCTCTTGATCTTGTTCCTGCCGCGCCACCCCCGCCAGCCCATATAGCACCGGAACCAACATTTATAGTGCAAGGAACTGTTAATTCCATCGAATCACCACCAATAAGACCAACCAAACCTGTTTCAAATACTATAAAGTCAGTGGTATCAACATTTATTACGTCAGTCCCGCTGCTGTCGCCACCATCGCCACCAGCCCCGAGAATTGAGCCTTTTATTACGAAATCAAACGTAACACCAGCTGCTTGCGTTCCTGTTGTGAATGCCGGGTTGGACGTTGAGGTCGAGCCTATTGTCACGCCAGTATCAATTAAAACTACAAAATTACCGGCTGATGGTGCAAACTCGGTCGACATATCATAATCTTCTTTATCATCTGAAATGGTAAAGTCGACGTTGAGACCTTCCAATGGGTCTTGAAACAACTTGGTTTTTATTCTGTAGCGCATGCCGCCTAAATCTTTAACACTTAAAACTTGATGATTTTCTGCTCTGTTTGTGCCGTCAACATTAACAGATCTTCCGCTCGATAAGTTTATAATAGATCCTAATTCAAGGTTGCCGCCCTGGGTCGAGAATACGCTTTCAATGTCTAAGTCGAACTCAGCAATGATTGGGACATCTTCGACTCGATCAATAACACGTTGAGCAATTGAAGTGCCTATTATTACGTCATCATTTGACGTAGTTAGCCACGAATTAAAAAATATTTTCTTTTCGTTAATCTCACCAATAAATTCAGGTTGTTCATTGCCAAGATTTATTGACTGAAATATTATTGAAAAGTTTTCCTCTCCGGTATCTTCGGTTATATCGTTTAGCCCCCACGCGACAGAGTACCGGGTAAACTGGTTCTTAGTGTCTCGGGTAAAATCGATTGAATCTTGGCCTATATGATCTTCTTCATTGATGTTAATGGGCTCTACATTAGCGTCTGCAACTTGTTTGATTTTTATTTTGCTAGTTATTTCATCATAAAAAACCGTCAAGTCACCATTTCTGATTAGCTCGTCAATTAGCTTTTTAACAGATGTTGGCTTGTTAATATTTCGTGTTAGCGTGATAGTTGATGTAGCTGCTTTTACATCGGTGTAATCATCTAAAAATATTGACGGTATACCGGTAAAGTTAGTTAATAAAGTTTCAATTATCTCTACAACATTTACATCGTCAAACACAAGGCACTCTTGAATAGTTGCGTTAATGTCGTGATCAGCTTGCTCTGTGCCGCCAATAGCGCGATTATCAATTGTTAAAACAAAGTCGCTTAACACGGTGCATTCAATTACTTCTGAATCGATACGAACGAAAGCCTTAGACGTTGCCGCGCCATAATCAAAAGCAGGAGCACCTGTGTAGGTTATCGTACCGCTAGCGTCTATTATGGCTATTGTATTGGTGCCTTTAGATGCTGCAGGGGCTTTTGATTTTTTATCATCTGACAGTATTAATGGATCTAAAGCGCTTATGGTCAACACGCCATTTTTCAATTGAGCTTTATCGATAATGTATTCTCGAGTTAGGAAGTTATCGAAGTCGATATTAAGCGGATCAAAACCCTCATGAATCTTAATTGGACGCCCTTCAAAATTTGGGTGACGCGCTATTAACTTAGTGAATAACGTCCCTCTATTTGTGCGCCTGTCGATGTATGGAACATAATTGTCTTCATCAACGCTATCTAAAATTGTTAATCCTGCGCCTGCACGTTTACCCATTGATTGACCTGGATCTATCGTACCGGCTTTGTGTGTCCATGATTTATAGCCGCTAAAATAAACCTGATCAAAACTAATCTGTGTCGATGGGAATCTAAATAATAATTTAGTGTTAGCCTCAAATGAATCAGGGCTATTGCAAGTAAAAGGCGTGCCATAGCATGAACCGTCTGCCTCGCCTAAATGCTGTAATATAGCAGCGCTTGGGGAATGAGCTACATCAATTGTGCCAAATTGACCGCGGCTAATTACCGTAAGCTGAATATCAGAATCGACCGCAACCTTAATCACTTCACTATCCCACAATATAAACGGCGTTGAGTTAACGAATGACAGAGCTGCGCCGCCCGTAATGGCAAGCGTTGTTGTTGCGCCTTGGGCCAATGAATCGCTTATAGTGATAGTGCCATCAAGCACAGATTGCGGCGTGGTGTGCCTGCATCTGTCCAATTCCACATCTGCAATTGTTACGATCTTTTGGCCGGCTTGTACTTTTAAAGCGTTAAATGTCATTTAAGTATATCCGTTAATATCAAATGATATATCAGCATGGAAGCTAGTAACGAATTGCGGCTTAGTTATTGTCTTAGCGTTTTGCAATCCAAATATTGTTTGATCTTTTGTATTTGACCATTTAAAGAATAAAGTTTTAGAGTCAAGAACATGATTTTGAAATTCTTCGTAAAACAAATCTAAATCATCAAACTCAATAAATCTAAATGCCGATTTCTCATTAAAACCTCTATTAACCCTTCTTCCTATTATGAAATTATTCCCGCTGTCTGTCCTGAATTGCTCAACAGTATCAAGTGGTGCCGTTCTTCCTGGCTGAAAATTCAATGAAGGTGTTCTATCAAAAGTCTCGGCCCTACCAATATAAATCGAACCGATAAATAACTGAGAGGTAAAATTAAGAGTAAGTCTTTGCTGTATCGAGTTCTTGGTTCCGAAAAACTTTAAGAATGGCCGGTTATTTTTCACAGCTGAGAATTCTGAGACAACTTCAAAACCCGATCCCGAATCAACCTCTAATTGACCGGTTAATCCAGCATCTTGCGAGTTGTGAATAGCAAAGGCGAAGTAGTCAATGACAGTGGCAATAGTTTGAACGAAGGTTATTACAACAGTGCCGCTTGTGGCTAATGGGCTGTATTTAGTGTTGTCTCTAAAATCCAAAGTATTTGAAAATGGAAATGAAGGATCTTCAGCTTGGCCGGTAATGGTAGATGTTGGCAGAACAGTCCTAAATCCAAGCACGCTGAAATCAGCAGCTTGTTGCTGAGCCTGTAGGCTTGTGTCAACTACTAAATTGTTACTCATTAAATAGCCCCTGTTCTAACGGCTTCAGCTTGTGCGTTAGATATGTTTATTGCAATGTCCGAGTCTGATTCTAACACACTATTAAGAGCCTCTTTAAGCGCGGCACCAGTAAGTAATGCGTTATCATCAATCCTGATGTCAATGACTCTTGTTTGCTGTGGTAGGTCTTGAGCTGTCGGGGTTGGCGCTTGTTGTGCTCCGCCTCCGCCGACCGATGGTGGAGAGCCGCCAATACTAGCTGCTTGAGCTAAACCTGTCGCGGCGATTAGGCCAGCGGAAATATTACCAAAAGTTAATATAGAGGCGGCGGCTGGTGGCCCTGCTATTGGGCCAAGTACGGCAAGCGCTTTGGTTGCTCCCACTTGCGCGTTAACCAATGTCTGAGCTATTCCCAGCCCTTTTTCTACTGCTATTAGTGCTATTGCTGCTTTTTTTGAGTTACCAACTAATAACCTTGCCAATCCGATAGCTTGTTGGTTTACGCTTGCCTTGATTGCTATTATTTTTTGAGCTGCATCTTTTTCAGCATTTACCCTTATATCGGACAATAGCTGCTCGTGCTCGGTAAGGGCTGCGGCCTGAGCATCATCAAATGATTTTTTTAGCTCGGTCTTTGCGGCTTCGTTAGTTCCTAAAGCCTCAAGCTCTTTTGTGTTCCTTGCCTGTAGTCGCGCCGCCTTGTCTAGGAACCTATTTTCTTCGTTTACGATAGCTTCTGTTGTTATTTCATTTTCTAGGTCGAGCAAGTTTTTCAAGTGACGTTCAGTTAATCGTCGTTCTCGCTCAAAAAACGCAACCGCAGCATCTAGTTTTTTCTGGTCTGCTTCGCTTAACCCGCCTGTGCCACCACCCCCTGGAGGCACCCCACCAGACGGACCAACATCAGCTTGCACTGATAGCTCCTGCCGTCTTAATACTAGCTCAGCTATCTTCTCTTCTTTTGCGATAATTACATCTTGGTTACTTCTGAAATCACTTTGATCTGATGAGTTTCTAAGGATTAATATCGATGCTTGCAAGTCAAGTATTGCCCGGTCGACAGCCTTTATGCTGTTTAGTTGATCAGGGTCTTTAAATGAGTTTATAAAATCTATAATAATCTGTGTGGCAATGGGAGCGGTATTTATTACGCTAGCGAATAGCTCGTTTAATGCTGGGGCCAATGACGCGCTAATGGCAAGGCTCGACGCGCTCGCGCTGGTTTCCATTAAGTCGAAATTTTCAGACACCATACGCAATTGATCTGATTGCTGGGTTGTTATTGATAGTTCTGAGTTTAAAGCGTTGAATCCGCCGGTTAACCGCTTAATCTCCGCGCCATTGTTAGCGAATAAAGGCTGAAGCAATGACAGGTCACTACCCATAGATTCTAAAACAAACGTCATTTGCGCACCGGTGACGTTGGCCTTTTCCATTTCATTGACCATTTTTTGTATAACTTCTGGCCCTGACATGAATTGGAATTCTTTGGCCGCTTCTGCCGCTGCTTCTTCTGTTAATTTTAAAACGTCAACGTAATCTTGAAATGCCCCGCTCCCTGCTGCGGAAAACTCGCCCACTTTGTCTGAAATATCTTTGGAAATATCCGCTAT